ATCTCTTGCACCGCCTTCTTTCTTTTTCTTTTGTTTTAATCAATTTTCATTTGTTTTTTGTCCGCTCCGTCCAGGCGGCATATCGGTTTTTCTCTCTCTGTTTGAGCTTCGTGCTCTTCAGGGAACCTGCAAACACTGAGGTTGCCGTCAGAAACATAGTACATTCTCCTGACCCCGCGCACGCAAAGGGGGGTTTGCCCAAGTACAAGGTCGCCTCAAAGGTGGACTTTGAGCTGGATTCGTCCAATCTGGATGAAGATGGCTTGAGGTTTACCAAAGAGGAAGTTGATGTCTTGTTGCGCCGTTCTGCCCCATGTGCCTTCCTTCCCATAGGTAAAGGCGCATCCCTCAGTTACTATCGTGTGACTGAGAATGTCGACACCCGCCCGAATGCTTTCCGTCATGTCAAATCCACCGGGAGGCCTGTCGTCATTGGGGAAATAACAATCGCCCGCTCTTGGCTCTTTTCTCTTTGGGCGTATGCTTTTTGCCAAGCAGCGCTCAGTCTTGTCTATTACTTCCTCCTCGACCTGCCGGTATCGTATTCAATTGCGATTGCCGGCACTTACTTCGTATTCACTGTTCTTTGGGCTGGCTTCTCAGAAAAGGCCAGATCCGTAACGCACCTCCCGCGCCGGCCCAAAATTCACTATTGCCCTCATTTGCTTTCTGCTGTTCTGGCTCTTGGAGCTGGCAGGGATGAAGCGTCTTTCAAAAGTTGTCTGGCGACGGACATTTTGATGTGTGCGCGTTCCCTGTCTCTCCCGACCCACGAGAATTTGTGTGCGCGTGCCATCAAAGGCACCACTGAGTTAGCCCTGGTCGTTCGGGCTAACTCAGACCTTTTCCTTTAAGGCGCCCGGTGGCTGGTCCCCCGGGCGCCGTAAGACGCCAGGGACCAGGTCGTGTGGTGAAGGGCGCACCGCTCGACTTCTTCAAGCAAGATCTACCTCGTGCTCAGTGCGATACAAGGTTAGATGACAAAGGACGCCCCCTGTGCAAGATTACCATTGAGGACCGTCCCCACCGGGCCCCACGGGAAATGTACAGGCAAATGGATCCAGATCTCTGTCTCAATGGCTTTGCTCCGATTTGCCGCGATGTCTCTGACCCTAATGTCATTGCTGACGGCATCGCGGGCCGAATGTGTCGACCCACAATTGCCCCTGACCCTGCTTTGCTTCGCGAGTTTGAGTCTTTCGTGGACGAGTGGTGTGATGCCTGTCTTCATGGACCAGTCACGCCGCTTGACTTTGAGACTTGGCTCGCAGGAACTTCTTATAACGAAGCTAGGAAAAATCAGCTTCGTGAATGCCATGTCAAAGATCTCGGTGGTCCCCCCCCCAAAGACAAGTGCCAGTCAGTAAGCCTCTTTGGTAAGGTCGAGGATTACCCCGCACCAAAACGCTGTCGAGGAATCTACTCCAGGAGTGATAGATTCAAAGCTTTTTCCGGGCCAATCTTTAAAGCAGTAGAAACAGAAGTGTTTCATGCGTGCAATGCTGAAGGTAGCCCGTTTTTTGTCAAACACACTCCTGTTCCTGAACGACCCACTCTTATCAATGGTTTGCGGGCTGCGGGCATGGTCTACGCTTGGACAGATTTCACTTCCTTTGAATCATCTTTTTCGTCTGAGTTCATGACCTCCTGCGAATGCCGCGTTTACGCCAGATTGCTCGGGGAAAGGGCAGATTTGGCTGAGGTCATCAGGAAGACAATCACCGGTAAGAATGTATGCAAGTCCAGAACCGGTGTGACTGCAACAATACGCGGGCGGCGCATGTCCGGGGACATGTGCACTTCGCTCGGGAACGGCCTCTCCAACTGCCTTATCACATTGTTTGCTTGCAAAAAGGCAGGTTACGACTGGAGAAACATCAAAGGCCTGTTCGAAGGAGATGACGGAATCACACAGCTCCCCGGCATGCCCCACGATCACATCTCAGGTGAGTGCAACTGTCCTCTCTGTCGTGTCTTTTCAGACATGGGCTTCACTATTAAACTCACAGTCGTAGAGGATCCTGCTTACGCTGGATTCTGTGGCATTGTGAGCAGCACGACAGACAACTTGCGCGACCCCATCGCTTTCTTATCTTCCTTTGCCTGGACTTCATCATGTATACAATCTAGGAAGAAAGGGGTGATGCAGTCTTTGTTGCGCGCCAAGGCCCTGTCCGCAAGCTACGAGACGCCCAACTGTCCCATAGTTGGGGCCGTAGCCAGGGCTGCTCTGAATAAAACCAGAGGTGTGTGCCCAAGGTTCGTGGAGGACGGCTACCACAACACGTCGGCCGTCCCGAGGGACGAATCGAAGATTCCCCCCTTTAATCCTAGTCCTGCGACACGTGCTCTTTTTACTAAGCTTTATGGCATTGATGTTGATTCCCAGGTTCGCATCGAGAATTACGTCTTGGCCCATGGGGCTTTACCTAAAGAGTCCTGTCTGATGGCCGATTATGCTGGGTGGGAGATGAACACTTTTCTGACGGTGGGGATCGCTGGAAAAGGGTAATCTCGTCCTTGGTGGCGGCTGCCTGATACGCCGCCCCTTTCTTAGTTCTGGGTTATGAACTGAGGCCCGAGTCTAGCCTTGCTGGGGTTAATCAGCTAAACTTGCCTCC